GTTCAGATTATACGGTGTCTAGATCACCGATGATAACCTTACCGTAGAACTCAGGACGTACTACCTTCTTAGCGTAGCGAGTCATCACACCACGGCGTGGAGTGAAGTTCACTGGATCATAGACCAATGGAGTTTGGATTAGTGGGATATATGGAGCATATACAGCACCGGTTTCTAGGAAGTTGTTTCCACGGAAACCAACCAATACTACGTTATCGGTCATGTATGGGTTCTTGTAAACTTGGAAGCGAGAAGCAAAGCTACCAACACGGCTTACGCCCATTGCGAACTTAGCTTGATCACCATCGGTGTTTACTACATATCCTGGGATTGATTCTAGGATAGTTGCAACGTCTGGACTTACGACCAAGAAGTTTGCACCACCACGTAGGGTCAATTTTTGGATTGTGTTAGATACCTTTTGGATCTTGTTTCCAAGAGTTTGGAACCAAGTGCTCTTTACGTAAGCAGTACGATTTGGTGAGCTGTTTGCATTACGTGTGAAGATTGCTTCACCAGTGGTTGCATTGATGCTCTTGCTGAATTCGACACCGATTTGGGCAGACCAAGCTTCGGTTGTTACGCCTTCAACTGCTTCGTTCAACATGTCTAGGATTTCAAGATCGATTTCCATAGATACATATTCACTCAATAGAGCAGTAAGTTCTGCTTCTGCATCGATAGAGTGATATGCGTTCAAGTCTTGAGCCAATTCTGGGGTCCAGACTGCTTTCAACTTACGGGTCTTAGCAACGATTGGTTCGCTGTTTAGTACCAAGTTTACTTCTGGGATACTGATATCAGTATCGATGCTTTGGGTAGCAACGTTACCAGATTGACCAGAACCTTCACCTGGGGTCTTACCAGCTTCGAAGTCACCACGTAGGTTGTCGGTAGGTTGTAGACTATAGATCAACTTAACCTTGCTTGATGCACCACCGAATGCGCTGTTAGAAGCGGATACGATGTATACGGATTGATAGAATGGATCACCCAAACTACCAGTGTTAATAGCACGGGTATATGTGTTCAATACCAAACCACTGCTTTGTAGCGAAGTTGGAGTGGTTGAACCAGAGATCAAGTTGAATGAACGTACTGCGTTCAAATCAGCATTGTATACATATCCGTTTGCAGCAATACCAGAAGTATTGTCGTCGTGGTTCAAGATGACCTTGAACAACTTCTTAGCTACAACTGATGCACTCAATTCAGCAGCAAATTGAACGTCGTTCCATGATGCGGTTTGAATTGTGTTACCAATTGCGGTTGAAGTAGAAGTCTTTGTCAAAGTAATAGCAGAGCTACTTACTGGACGAACTGAATAAGCATAAGCACCTTGACCATATAGACCACGTACTGCGTCATCAGTTGAACCCAATTTCTTACCTGTACCACCGAACAAACTGTCGTTCAATTGCTTACCTGCACGGGTAGTCTTGGAACTACCGTTGTTCAAGTTACGCAAGTCTTGACCTGGAGCGGTTGTACCATACTTGAAGTCTAGATAGAAGATTAGACCAGATGGTAGGTTCATTGGTTGAACGCTTACGAATTCCTTCGCAGCGATTTCAGCGAACACACGGCGAACCAATGGAAGAGCTACGCCAGCCCATTGTTCAGAACTGGTACTAGTACCAGTTGTGGTTGCTTCGTCAAGCAATTGTTTTGCTTGGTTTTCCAATAGGATTGACATGTGTGCTTTTTCAACACCTTGGCAACCTTCTAGGAGGCCTGTCTTTTCCCACTTGGATTGTAGTCCACGTGTTTCAGCCATCAATTTGGCTTGTGGATTCATATTTCCTGTCAATAGACTTTTTACATCCATACTCATATTTTTGTTTCTTTCTATATTAATTACTGTTAGGTTTTTACTCGCAAACTAATTACTTCTTGATTCCTGCGAGTTTTTGGAATCTTGAAGCCATTACTTCAGCTTGAGGTTCTACAATGGTAGAATCAGGCTTTGTACTGGATACTGGTTTGCTTGCCAAACCTTCGGTGATAGTTTGAGCAGTTGTATTGGTCTTTTTCTTGACAACTGATGCACCGGAATTAAGTGATTCGGCTAAAACTGTATATGCCAACTTGACTTCACGAATATTCTTGGTCAAGTCGAAAGTGTTGATGATCTTCAACTTTTGATCTTCGGTAAGAGCCTTACCTTTGAACAATTTGTTGGTGTAGAGCAACTTAGCATTCAATAGATTTGTTTCAGATAGAACACTCTTCAAATACTTTACAGTCTTGATGTGTTCGCTCAATTGAGACTTTAGTTGTTAAGAAAAAGAC